GTCACCCCCTCGCGCGCGCGGGCGCGTATCAAATGGCAACCGCGTCACCAATCTCGTTGCCATTGTCGATTTCGGTTGCGCTAGGCGCCTAGCGGGGTTATCTTCAACTGCATGACGACGACGCAAACCAGCAAGCCCTCCGACAGCGCCATCACCTACACGAACAACGCCTCAATCGTTGCCTTTCAGCCGAGTGGCGATTCCTGCCGGGTCATCATCAACGAGCGCATCGAGACGATGAACATGGCCGCCGCGCTCGACTTCGAGGATGCACTCAAAGAGGCTGGTTACTGGGTCGCAGGCTGAGCGGCTCGCCTTCCGCTCCCGGCCCCGAGCATATCGGAGCTGGTGGCGGGCGTCGGAGCCCGAACCAACGAGGAGAGAATCGGCATCATGGCAAATACCTACTGGAACATTGATAGCGGCGACGGCAACGAGCTGACGGCGGGCATCCAGCTCGAGTCTGAGGCTCGTAAAATTGCGCAGCGTATGGCCAACGAGCGCGGCGAGAGCGTGTATCTGTACGAGGTCGGCGCAGGCGACGGGGAATCCGAGGCGGACTCGGAAGAAATCGAGCCTGAATAATGTGGATAAATCTGGAAACCCACGCCGATGAGCGTGACCACTGGACCCCGAGCTACCGAGCCAGCATTGACGCGCGGTGGCCGCTGGACGGTGACGAGCAGCGCGTGCGGCTAGCTGATGGCAGCGAGGTCACCGCAACGGTCGAGCATCACCGCGGGTACCGCTGGCTCGACGCGGACGGGCAGGAGCTCGATGTCATGGCGGTGGAGCTGCCGTGAAGGGCGCACGCTCCGGCACGCAGTGGACGGAAGCCGACTACGCCGCGCACGGCTACGGGCGGATTACGCTGAGACTGCCGCGAGCCGTGCTCGAGCTGCTGGCCGCCAAGGCGAAGGAGTCGGGTAAGTCGCGGGCTGAGCTCGTCGAGGTCGCCGTGAGGCTCTACGAGGGCTCAGGAGAGCCCGTGGCAGATCGGAGCACCGAGACGCCACGGGGACGCAAACGCGCTCAGCGTGGCAGCCAGGGGCCATAACAGGCCTACTGCGCTGGTACGCACACTGGGTACCCGCCACCGCTCGCCGAACAGACGCCGCCGAGGTCACCACAGCGAGCAATCAGCGCAGCGTCCGGCGCCATGGCCGACACGTGATTCGGGCCCATCTGCAGCGACCAGCAGCCGAACGAGCAGAGCCACGCCTGTGGCTGCCCGGCCACCGGTGCCCACGGGCCGCAAGACCACTCGGCGTCACACATGCGCTGCTTCGCGCTCGGCTCGGGGTCGCACGGGGCGAACAGGCTACCGGGCTCCGGCTGCTGCCCAGCGCCCGCGGCGCCCGCCGTCGAGTCTGGCGAGCCGGCCGCACCCGCCTCCGCCGCAACGCTGCCTCCCTTCCCAGCTGCTCCGCCCGCATGATGCGCGCCGCCCGCGCCGCCGCCACCCGAGCCGAGTCGGCCTGAGGCTCCGCCGCTTGTAGCGCCGCCGCCGCCGTCACCCGCGCCCGCCGCGCCGCCAACTGGAGCGCCCGCCGCCGCGTCATCGCCGACTGAGGCCGCCCCGCTCGAGCACGAGCACACAGCCAGAAGCGCGAGCACGGCAATAGCCCCAATGGTTCCCATCAGGCCAGCATACGCAGTCGCCGGCCCGGTGCAACCGACTCAGCGCGCCGGCCGGTATGCCCCGAGCTTCCGGGCCCGCTGTTCGGCCCGCTTCTTGATTGCCGCCCGCGTCGCCTTGGCCTCGGCCGCGTACCAGTCAGGCGAGCCTGGCTTCGGCGCCTCAAGCTCCGGCGTGTACCATGTGCGCGCGGCTCGCACCCCGTAGAGCAGCGAGTCGCAGCAGTGATTCTCGAAGCGCGGGTCCTCGGCGACGCGCCCCGGCCCCCACTGCAGCAGGCACATCTCGTCGAGCAGCTGGCCGCAGTCGCGCGCCACGATTTTGACCGTGCCGCTGCGGAGCTCGCCCTGGACGATTTCCTGGAACGCGCGCTTCTTCGTCTTCTCGGCCGCGACGATGCCGATGCCATAGCGCTGGCGCATCTCCTCGGCGTAACCCTTGCCGAGCCCGCCCTCGTCGCCGATGATCTGCAGCCCGGCTCCGAACTCGGCCCGCAGGCGCTCCGTGTGCGCAGCGACCGCGGACGGGATGAGCCCGGTCATACTCCAGCTCCGAAGCACATACACCTCGGGCATACCGGTCTTCGTGCCGAGCACCGTGAACGCCGTCGCGTCAGTGAACCCGAAGTCAATGCTCAGTATGTGGCGCAGCCCGTCGGGGACTTGGTCCGGAGTGACCGCGTTGAGCGCCGCCGAATACGGGTACACGAGCGCGCCCTCGTCGCGCACCCATTCGCCGAGGTACTCACGGCGGAACGTGGCCGAGCTCTGGTCGAGCCCGTACGTCTCGCAGAACAGCGCGATCTCGTGCTTCGCGTCCGGGATGTGCGGGTTGTCGAGAATGGTCCAGTGGTGCGTCGGCCACGGGGGCGAGCCGTCACCGGTGCTCACCTCGTAGAACAGGCCGGCCGGGATGGGGCTCGGTGTGCCCGCGAGTAGCAGGTGCCCCGCCTTGTCGATGAGGGCTGGCTCAATACTGTCCGTGATGAGCTCGCGCAGCCAGACGCCGTACTCCTGCGCCTCATCGATTGCCGCGCGCTTGTACTTGCTGCCGCGGAACTTGCCGACCTCGGACTTGTCTTTGCAGCCAGCGAGCCAAATGGTGTGCCGCGTCAGGCCGACCATGAGCAGCAGCTGCCCGTCGACCTCGCGGAGCCGCAGCTGCAGCTCGGGGTAGCGCTGCGCGAAGTAGTCGATGGCCGGCTGCAGGATGCGGCGCGCGTCACCCTTCGAGCGCGCGATGTACACGCTGAGCCCGGCCGGGTCGGAGAGCGCGCCGTCGATGAGCCACGCGAGGATGCCGTGCGACTTGCCGGCGCGGCGCGAGCAAACGGCGACCTTGCGGCGCGACGGGTCGCAGACGAACGCGCGCTGTTTTGGATGCAAATCGCCCAGGAACCGGCGGGCCTTGCGGACATCGTTCGCCGTGTTGATTCGGCGCTCGAGCTCCCCGCGAAGCTCCGGCGGCAGCTGGGCGATTTGCGCGGGGGTCACTTCGGCTTGCGCTGAGGACGCAGCGTGAGCTGGAGCCTTCTAATATCGTCGTTCAGAAACCGACGGTAGCTGATTAGGTAATCGAGCTTCGCTTTGCGCTCTCGCTTTGTGCCCGGTGCCCATAAGACACATGTGCCACAGGCTTCGCACGTCTTTTTCATTCGGTCACGATTTTGACGGCTGCGCGCGTCACCGCGGCGTCGGGTACCCAATAGGTCTCGCCCGTGTTCGGGCTGTGGTACGCGAACCCACCCGAGTAGCGCTCGATGGGGCACCCGTCGGTGGCAACGATGACAGGCTCACCGTCGAGGTTGTGCTGCAGCGACAAGGCGAGAAAGATCACCTTCGTTTTCGGCGCCGCTGGCGCTTGCGTGCCCGCCGCCAGATTCGATTTCCTCGCCGCTTGTTTCGTAGCTTCGTCCATTGCTGCTCTCTCCGCTGAGTTGGGCCAGGAAGCGGGATGCCTCCCGCGCTAGGTCTGAGTCGCTCATCTGCTGATATCGAATCACCACTTCGCTATTCGCCCCGCTCAGGCCGAGAATGTCGGCCAGATGCTTGGCGGCAGTGAGCGCGGTGCGGTGGTCGGGCTTGCGGATTTCGACGACGTTGCCCTGCGCGTCGACCGTCTCCTCGGTGCGCGTCTCGGCGGCACGGCCAATCTGCGCGATGCGCTCGATCACCGCCATCTTCGCCTCTTCGCCGCCCCACGACAGGCGCAGGAGTCGCCCGGCCTCGGCGCAATACTTCTGCGCATTCTCGAGCGAGAGCCCGTGCGTCACCGCGAGCTGGCGGACCGAGCGGTAAGGGAACCACTCGCCCTTGCTCATCGTGTGCGCGATCTCCTCCACGATCTTGTCCTTGGCCAGCGTCGAGCCCTCGGCGCCGCCGCTGCCCGGTTTGAGCGAGCGCCGCCCCATCAGAGCCCCCGCTTCTCGCAAGCCATCGCGAAGCAGACCCACAGGAAGACGAAGGTCAGAACGTAGCTCATCCCTTCGCGCCCTCCGCCGCCGCAGCACGTCGCGCCAGCTCCTCGACCTCGAACCTCTTGATCTCGTCGACCAGGTCCATGAGCTGGCTCGGCCCGTCGACTTCGGGGTCATAGCCCCGGCGCATGCGCTTCAGATACTCGAGGAAGTGCAGCGGGTCGGCCGCATTGTTCTGCCGCGCCGCGCGCTCGAGACGCCGCGAAAGCAACACGCCCTCGGATACGGGCAGCGCCTTCTTCGGGGCAACCCACGTGAGGTGCCGCGCAATCCGTCGAGAGAGGCTACCCACGGCGGACGCCCATCAGCAGCGCGTCGTAATCGCCATCCACGTCTCCGATGGGAGGAGGCGCCGGATTGGTTTCCGGCTGCTCATCCTCGAGCACCGCGAGCACCTCTTCCTCCCGCACCACACGGAAATTCCCGTTCTTGTCGGCCCAATCCGCCGCCTTGTTCTGTCGCGGCACGTTCACGTCGAGGCAGTAATCCTGCCCCGCCTGCCGGTCGACCAGCACGATTTCCCCGGCCTTGAGCGTCGTCGGCACGAAATGCCCGTGCCCATTGTCGCGGTAATGCCCCGGGCCGACCGCGATCACCTCGGCCTTCAGCGTCTTCTCGGGCTTCGCCGTGTCCGGCAAGAAGATGCATCCGCCGTCAGACACCTTTTTCGGTGGCAAAAATCGGATCACCACATTGTCCTGAATCGCGCGGATATGTGCCATGTTTCGATAGGGCTATCACGAATGGCACACTCTGTCACGCGAAATTGCGTGGCATTTTTGAACCAATTGCGCCACTGTGTGTCACGCAAGAATGGCACAGACCGGCCAGCTGAAATGGCATCAGCTTGACAAGGGAGCCGAAATGGCTCGCGAACTTGTCGCGCTGTGCATTGCGCTGCAGGTCGAGCAGAAGGCCCGCAAGACGCGCTGCCGCGACGCCGCGAGCCGGTACGAGATGCGCCGCCTGGGCGGGCTATCGCCGGGCGCGTACTACCGTGCGGGGGCCTACTCGGGCTCCGATGGCGGGGCGTCGCTGGTTTGGCCCGAGGAACGCAGTATCGCGAACGCTGCGCAGGCCAAGCTCGCGGGGCAGCAAAAGCCGAAGGTCCAATTCGTCACCAGCGATTCGGACTGGCAGACCAAGCGCAAGTCGAAGAAGCTCGACCGGTTCGTCGAGGGGCAGTTCATGCAGGCGATCGGCAGCTACGCCGACGTGTGGCAGCTCATGCTTCGCGTGTTCCTGGACGCCTGCGTGTTCCCGACTGGTGGCGCCGTCAAGGTGTTCGCCGACGAGGAAGACGGGCGCGTTAGCTACGAGCGCGTGTTCACCTGGGAGCTCTTCGTTGACCCGCTCGAAGCGCGCTATGGCCAGCCGCGTAACAAGTTTCACGTCTACCCGTACGACCGTGACGAGCTGATCGAGAAGTTTCCCGAGCAGAGAGACGCGCTCGAGCGCGCGCCCGAATACGTCGAGGAAGGCGAAGCTGAGTGGACCGGCACGAAGCGCATCTCGAATCAGATCCGCGTGTGCGAGGCGTGGCGGCTGCCGTTCAGCAAGAACAAGCCCGGGCGTCACGTGATTGCGGTCAACGATGCTGTGCTGGTCGATGAGGATTGGACGCGCAACGAGTTCCCGTTCATCGAGATCCACTGGTCGAAGCATCTCGTTGGCTCCGACGGCACCTCGCTCGTCGAGGAGGTCGCGAGCATCGCCGACGTGGTGAACGACACCGTGCAGCGCATGTCGGACTCGCACAAGCGCACGAGCATGGGCGTGCTCTGCTACGAGGACGGCTCGATGCGCGAGGAGGATCTGCGCACGAATGAGGACGGCATCAATCTGCGGAGCGCGCCGGGCAAGGCGCCGCCCACGTACATTCAGCCGCTGCCGTTCGGCCCGGCCAACGTGCAATTCCTGCAGATGAATCAGGCCGAGCTCCACGACATTTCCGGCGTGTCCGAGATGCTGACGAGCGGCGACAAGCCGACCGGGCTCACGGCCGCCGTTGCAATCCGAGCAACCGAGGATGTCCAGAGCAAACGCTTCAGCGTCATTTATCGCGCGTACGAAGAGAGCTTCGTGTCGCTGGCTCGTCACACTGTGGCTTGCACTCGCGAGCTGTACGCGCAAAACAAAGACTTCGAGTCACGCTGGACCGGAAAGGGTTTTCTCAAGACCCTGAAGTGGTCGGACGTGGATCTCGAGGATGACCGCTACGTCATCCAAATCTACCCGGTCGGCGAGGTGAAGAACACGCCAGCCGATCGCCTGCAGCTCATCCAAGAGATGAACGCCGCCGGCAAGGTCAGCGACGAGAGCCTCATCGAGGTCATCAAGTACCTCGACTCCTCGAAGGAGCTCGAATCGGTCAGCCGTCAGCGCGAGCTCGTCGAGAGTTACGTCGACCAATGGCTCGATGCGACGCCCGAGGCCGAGCAAGAGGGCACGTTCCGCTACCGCCCGCCGATTCCGTGGATGCCCTCGTTGCCCGATGCGCTCGTTCAGGTCGCACAGGCGTACCTCGAGGCCGAGATGGATGACGTGCCCGATTTCAACAAGGACTTCTTCTTGCGCTTCATGCAAGAGGTCGACCTCGAGATTCAGAAGAAGGAAGCGCGAGCCGCCGCGAACGCCGCCGGCAAACCGATGGCACCGCAAGCCGACATGGGCGCGCCCGGCATGATGGCGCCGCCGCCCGCGCCCGGACCGACGCTGCCGCCGGGACCGCCGGCGCCGGGCGCCTCGCCACCCCTCCAATTGGTGCAGTGATGCCAGGCGAAGAAGCAGCAGAATCCACAGTCGCAAGCTCAACCGCTGCCCCTGTTGCCGCTCCCTCCGGAGGCGGCATCAAGACCGCAGCCGAGGTGATCGCGAAGGTCACGGCGCCCGAGACTCCCGCAAAGGACGCGAAGGGCAAGTTCGTCGCCGCCGCGAAGCCGACTGAGCCCGCGCGCCGCGTCGAAAAGCTCGAAGCCGCCGCGAAGCCCGCCGAGGCTACCGCGGGCGCGCCGGAGCCCGAGGACGACGCGAGCATCATCGCGAAAGCTCGCTTCCACCTGCAGCACGGCAACGTCGCCAAGTTCATCGACACCGTCGTCGGCGACATGAACGCGGAGGGTCTACCTGACGCTGTGCGAGAGGCGCTTGGGCGAAAGCTCGGCGTGAGCTCGAAGCAATGGGAAGAAATCCGCAAGTACGAGCAGGGCGCCAAGCGCAAGCTCGCTGCGCGTGAACAAGAACTCTCCGGCGTCGTCGAGCGGCTAAAAGCCGAGTATGCCCCGTTCCATCAGGCGCGCGCGGCTTACGAGGCCGGAGATTACGATGCGGCGTTCAAGGCTGCGTTCGGCGAGGACGCGGCCGACTACCAGCGCAAGATCATCTCGCAGCGGGTCGGCAAGAACCCCGAGATCGAAAAGCTGCGGGCCGAGCTCGAGGAACGCGACAAGCGCATCGCGGCGAAGGAGCGCGAGCAGGCCGAAGCGCGCGCCGCGGCCGAGCAAGCAGAGGCGCAGCGTGCCTACATGTCCGAGATGCAAGGGCAGCTCGTCAAATCTGACGACCCTGAGATCGCTGCCTACGCGACCAAGCCCCAGTTCATTCAACGCTGCTTCGCCGTGATGCAGCGCGTGTACCAAACGCAAGGCGTAGAAGCCGACTTGGCCGACGTGGTCGAGTATGTGCGCGCCAATCAAGTTTCTGTCGCGGAGGCTCGTTCGTGGGCTCCCGCTGCTACTGCCGGGGTTACTCCCGCGAATGCTGTCCGGGCCAGCGCACCGCCCGAGAAACCGCCCGCTGCGAAAGCACCGGCGCGCGCTCTCAAGCAATCGCAAGCCGCAGAGGCGACCGGCAAGCCGCGGAAAGAGACATCGGCAGAGGTGCGGGAACGCTACCGACGCATGATGGAACAGTCCGACGAAGCAGCCGAATAGCACGCCTTCACGCGGCCAGGGACAATCCCAATGGCCTCAACTCTGGCGCAATTCGACGCATTTCTCAAAGACTACTACACCAAAGACAAAATCGACGACCTGACCAAGAAGGATCGACCCTTCTTCGGCATGGTCACGCGCGAGGAAGACCTCGGCGGCGATCAATACGTTCATCCGTTCATCTTCCAGAATCCGCAAGGCTTCGGCGCGACGCTCGCCAAGGCGCAGCAAGGCTCTCAGCAAGGCTCCGGCAACGGCAACTTGCAGGGCCGCAAGTGGAAGGTCGCGTACGGCGACTACAGCGCGTCGGTCGAAATCGGCGACAAGGTCATCAAGGCCTCGCGCTCCAACGTCGGCGCGTTCCTCCGCGACCAAGAGACGGAAATCAACGGCCTGTACAACGGGTTCGGCGACACCTTCTCGACGTACCTGTACGGCAATGGCGGCCAGGCGCTCGGCTCGTTCACCATCTCGAGCGGCGTGTGCACGCTCGTCAATGCCGACGACGTGGTCAACTTCGAGGTTGGGCAGATCCTCGTGGTGTCGGCCAACGATGGCTCCGACTCCTCGCACGTCCTGATTGCCAGCTCGGCTCAGGGCTTCGTGGTCAGCGTCGATCGCAACGCGGGCACGTTCAGCGTTTCGGCGACTTCGGGCGGTTCGGTGGCGACGCCGACCAACTGGACCGGCACGATGTACGCCTTCCGCGACGGCGACTTCGGCGGCTCCGGCGCGACGCGCATCCTGCTCGGTCTCGGCGCGTGGATCCCCGCGGCGGCTCCGACCTCGACGACGTTCGAGAACATCAATCGCACGGTCGACTCGGCGCGCATGTCCGGCATTCGCCTGACGAGCGCGGAAATCGCGAGCGTGACGCTCGAGCAGCGCCTCAAGCGCTTGGTGACGCGCATGCGCGGCCGCAACTTCGGGCCCGGCCCGGACGCCGTGTTCCTGAACCCCGAGAAGTGGCAGAACGTCGCTGACTCGCTCGAGTCGCGTGGCTACCGCGAGATCGGCGCGAATGCCGAATTCGGCTACGAGAACATCACGTTCAAGGCCGGCGGCAAGACGGTGAAGCTCTACGCGGATCCGTTCTGCCCGATCGGCACCGCTTTCGCGCTGAAGATGGACACCGTGAAGCTCGGTGGCCTCAGCAAAATCCCCGAGGTCGTCAATGGTGACGGGCTCGAAATGCTCCGCAAGGTTGCGAGCAACGACTACGAATACCGTCTGGTGGCTTACCCGGCTTTCGTGGTTGCTGCTCCGGGCTTCTGCGGTCGCGTTGCTACGACCTGAGGTGCAACCATGAGTGCAAGCGCTGGCGATGTTCCTGCTTACGACCTCAAGTCGGGCAGGTTCGATCGCGTACACATGAGGATGCGAGCGACGATCGGCGCGGCTGGCGCCGTGCCCTCGCCGCTCACTTCGCAGGACGACCAAAACATGAGCGTCACGCACGGCACGGCCGGCGTGTACACGCTCACGTTCCCGCCTGCAGCAGACGCGGACGCCGAGTTGGACGTGACGTTCGTTTCCGCTGCAGGGACAATCAAGACAGCGTGGGTCACGGCGTTCTCACCAACGGCGGGAACCGCGTCCGTCACTTTCGGCAACGGCGGCGGAACGGCCACCGATCCCGCAAACGGCGACACCGTCACGTTCGCCTTCGTGCTGAACCGGACGAAACAATTCTGATGGCCGGCATGCCAGGCATGGAGCCCGACGGCGACGAGCCAAAGAGCAAGAGCAAAGGCAAGGGCTTGGACATCGCCGTCATCATGGGCGGCGGCAAACCCAAGCCCGGCTCGGACGATGAGGACAAGGGCGGCGGCGATCTGCCGCCCGGGTTCGAGACGGCCGCGACCGAAGCCTTTCCGGAGATGGCCGGCGACACGGAGCGCGTGACCGCGCTCTGGCGCGCAATCAAGGCCTGCGACGAATACTAACCCACCGGAGTGATGCAACGTGGCAAGAACCCGAACCCTGACCCAGATGCTGGCGGACGTGCGCTGGCAGGCGGACCAGGTCGGGGCCACGTTGCGCCACACGGACGCCGACCTCACGCGCGCGATCAATCAATCGATTCAGCGTTGGCGTGAGTGGGTGAGCGAGCAGGGCTGGCCTCTGTATCTCACCCCATTTTCCAGCACTCTCACGGTCGGCCCCACGGCGCCCTACGCCTTCGGTACGCTCGACATGTCCGGTTGGACGGGCGGACCGGTGCTGCACGTCTACCAGCTCGAGTGCACGGTCAACGGCCAGGTGCTCGACATTCCGCAGATCCCATTCGAGCAGCGCAATCAATACCAGGGCATCTTCGGCCCGGTACCGACCGGCGCGACGCAGAGCATCCCGGTCGGCTTCTTTCGCTACGGCAACAAGCTCGGTATCGTGCCGCCGCCGCAGTCCGCGTATCCGTACACGGGCTGGTTTATGGGACTTTTCCCGGACCTCGTCGCGGGCAGCGACACCTTCGACGGCATCGCCGGGTGGGAGGAATGGCTCAACTGGGACGTGCTCGTGAAAATCCTCGTGCGTGACCGCGAGGGCGGCATTTACGCGCTGGCCACTTCGGAGCGCGACCGGCTTAAGGCCGAGTTCGAACAGCGACTGCGACAGGACCGCCCGAGCGTCACGCGGCGCATCGACATGCGCAACATGCGCAACCGAAGGACGATGCTGTGACGCTGAAGCAGGTCAATCAGTTCGCGACGGGAGACGCAGAAAAGCTCGGCCGTCAGCTGTCCGCGTTCGAGGACAATGTGCACGCCGAGTGCTCCGATATCCGCTTGAACTTCGCGCCAGTGCTCGACGATGTGTCGCGCGTCGCGCTCCCTGCGCCAGCGCCGACTGCATTCGCGTTGCTCCCTGATCAGCAAGCGACATTCGACACCACCCGGGGCAACCTCACCGCGATCTTGCCACCACTTTCGCCAAAGAACTTCGGGCGACGTTTCGTGGTCATCAAGCGCAAGCCCGGTAACACATTGAACGTGATTTGCCAGGACTCAGCGGTGCTGCTCAATTACGGAGCATTCCCGTTGGCGATCACAGCGACCGGAGTCACAGTTTTCTACTGCGACGCCGCGGGGTACTACAAGTGAGCGACCTGCTCCCGATCCTGTTTACCCGCGGGCAGAACGAGGGAATCGACCCGCGCGTCGCGCCGCCCGACGTGCATGTCGTCGCACAGAACGTGCGCTGGCGCAAAGACGGTCGACCAGCGAAGCGCTATGGCTTGCGATCAATCAGCCTGAGCGGACTGAACTCAGTGAGCGGCGGCCCGCAGTACACGTCCTCACCGGTCAACGCCATCACGCAATGGAGCGGGGCTCCGCTGCTGTTGCTCGGCTCCGGCGCGCGTCAGCTGAATGGCGCGACCTGGACCGACGCGGACATCGCGTCCCGCAACGAGATCTCGCATTGGGGCCCAGGCGAACGTTCGCCCGTTGCCATCTCCGATCAGAAGACGTTCGCGAATGCGTCGGTCGGTTACTCGAGTGGGCTACTGCTCTACGCCTGGGACGACGGAACGGTAACGTACACCTGCGCGCGCACTCCGAGCGGGTCGGTGGTCATTTCGACCACGGCATTCGCGACGGCCACCTACCCGCGCGTGGTGAGCACGAGCTCTTTTCTCTACCTGTTGACCAGGAACGGGACGACGCTCAACTGTACTACGTTCGACCCGACAACGGGTCTCCCAGGAGCGACAGTCGCAATCGGGACACTGAACAACGCGGGGGACTATTTCGACGCGGTCGGCCGTGGCAGCGATTTCGTGGTCGTGTACCAGAGCGCCGTCAACACACTGACGGTCAAGCTGCTCACTGCCGTATCTTCGCCGGCTGTGACGCAGACGCAGACGATCGCGTCGGCCGATGTTGGTGTCCAGCATACGAAGATGACGATCGCCGGCACAAGCTCGAGCTCCGTGTTTGTTGCGTGGCTCGAAACGACGCTCGGCACAGTCTGCTACGCGGCGCTGGCGAACGCGGTCACCTCCGTTTCGCTCACGCGCACCACGGTCGGCGCAGCGACGGTAAACAACGCTGACCAGCCCGGCGTGGTCATCGACGACGCGAACAATGCCGGCCTGTACTACGGCGGGCTGTCGGGCGGCGGCGCGAATCTGAGCTTCGTCTCGGTCGTCAACATTAGCGACTCGGGCAGCGTCGGGACGATCGCTGTTCACCAGTTTTGCCGGCTCGCCAGCAAGCCATTCAATGGGCCAGCGCAGGGCACGCTCGGCAGCCAAGACGGGCGCTACGTGTGGGTGCACACGCACAATAGCGACGCGACGAACTCAGGAACGCTGTGGGACACGCAGCGCACCTTCTACTTGATGCGCATGAGCCGCGGCGCAACGGACGTGACGTTTCGTCGCCAGCTGCACACGCCAAACATGGTCGGCTCGACGGGCTCATTCACGTCGCATTTGGTCGACGTAGTGAACACGTCCACAGGATTCGGCACGAATACCGGGTTCTTCACGGTGCTGCTGAACACGGTGCGCTTCGGAAATGCGGCAGCCGAGTGTTACAGCGTCGAGAGCCTCTCATTTTTCTCGCTGTTCGTGACGCAGCGCTTTGCCGCGCGCTCGACCGTGCAAGCAGGGCGGGCGCTCCAAATCTCAGGCGGCGCGCTCGCGGAGTTCAATGGACTTTGCGAGGAGACCGGGTTCAGTAACTTCCCCGTCATCTTCAGCGTCGTTGGCGGCGGCGGCGGCGCCCTCTCGAGCGGCACTTACCTCTACGTCGCGGTGTTCGAATACCTCGATGCGCAGGGACGCAGACACCGGTCGGCTCCGAGCGATCCGTTTACGTTCGCGAGCGGTGCCAATACCTCGGCCACGCTCCAAATCGAAACGCTCATCGCGCAAAGCAAGGCGGCAAACGTATCGGTGCACGTGTACCGCACGCTGGTCGGCGGCACGACCTACCATCGCGTGACGCCGAACGTCGGCGCCCCGAACGCCTTCTCTGGCACCTTCGTCACGTACGTCGACTTGATGGGCGACACCGCCGCGGCCGCAAACGAGTTCATCTACACGGACGGCGGCGTCATCCCCAATCAGCTCCCCCCGCCCTGCACGTTCATGTGTCTCTGCAATGGGCGGCTGTGGCTCGGTGGGCAAGCCGATCGGTGCGTACTCACGTCGAGCAAACTGCTCGTCGATGGCGAGCCGACGCAGTTCGGCGACCCGAGCGATTTCGAGTTCGAAGTGTTCCTGCCCGAGAGCAACACCGGGCTAGCATCGCTCGATGGCACGCTCGTCGCGTTCGCTCGCGAAGCCATCTACTTGGTGACCGGAGACGGGCCAGACGACCAGGGCGTCGGCGGCTACAATCCGCCGCAGAAGCTACCGTGTGACGTGGGGTGCATCGACTGGCGCTCGGTCGTCGAGACATCGATCGGCGTGTTCTTCCAGTCGAAGCGAGGGATCTACCTGCTGCCGCGCGGGTTCAACACACCGGTATTCATTGGCGCCGAGGTAGAGGACACGCTCGCGTCATTCCCGATCTGCAAGTCGGCGACACTTGTCTCGGCTCCGGCAAATGCTTCCGGACAGGGGGAAATCACCGTTCGCTTCGTGATGACCGACACGGAGAACGGCGTGAATACCACCTGCCTGGTGTACGACCTGAAGACTCAAGGGTGGAGCGTCGATACCAATATCGGTGTCGGCTCGCAGGGCCCGGGCGGCACGTGGCTCGATACGTTCGTTCAGTCGGGCGCCAACACCGGCTCGCTCAACCTGCTTTTTGCAGAAGACCGCACGACGTACGCGATCAGCTCGACGTTCATTCCGACGAAGCTCGGGACGGGTGACATCCGACCGTTCGGCGTTGCCGGCTACGGCGGATTCGAGCGCGTGGTGCTCGTCGGAGAATTCCGCGGCGCAGCGAACGTGAATGTGTCCGTGTCCGTCGATGGCGCGACGACCGACGTTTACCCGTTCCAAGTCACCGCGGCGGACGCGCCGGACGGCTCCGTGTATCTCGACGTGACACCGAAGGTCCGGCTCGGGTCGTCCATCCGCGTGACGGTGGTCGACGCGACGAGTTCCGGACCGACCGAGGGCTTCATCGCGCAGGCGCTGTTCATCGAGAGCGAGACGATCGGAAAGACGAAGCGGCTTGCCGCAGCGAGGAAAGCCTGATGCCGAACCCTGACGGAACGATGACACCCGAAGAGCGGCAGCGCGCGCTGCTGAGCGCGCAGCAAACGCCGGTCAATCCTGGGTATACGCATCTCGGCGAGGCCGGCGGCCGGCACGAGACGCAGCTCGGGGTAGACCAGGCTGTGGCGCGTGGCTCCGAATTGGGCGGGAGTCACCAATACGATTACGGCCTCGGCGTTCAGAGCTCGCTCTTCGGTAACCTCAGCGACGCCGAAGCGCTCGCAAAGCGGCAGGGCGATTTCGGGCTCGGCACGAACAACAACGCTCCGACCGCTGCCATGCTCGGCAACGCGCAGGCGACGGGGGACAAGTACAGCGGACAGTTCGGCACCGACGCCAGCCGAGCGGGCGACTTGTCGGCAGCCGCGGGCGCGCGCGGGCTCGGCAGGTTCCAGGGCGACACTGGCGCATACGACGCGGCGACCGCAAACGCGGCGAACGACCGTGCGCTACAGACCGGCGCCTACGGCGCGCTGATGAATTTCGCGAGCCAGGGACCGGGGCCGAGCGCAGCTCAGGCGCAGCTGCAGCAGGCGACGAACGCCAATACGGCGAACGCACTCGCGATGGCCCGCTCCGGCCGCGGCATGGGTGGCAGCGCAGCGGCGCTTCGGGGAGCGGTCGCGCAAAATGCCCTCACGCAGCAAGGCGCGAACGCGCAAGCGGCCGAGCTCCGCGCGAACGAGAATACGGCATTTCAAGCGCAGCGCCTCAGCGCCATGGGCCAAGCAGGGAACGTCGCCGGCCAGGTCGTCACGGGCGACCAGGGGACAGGGCAACTCGGGCTCGCGGGGGCGCAGTACGCGACGAACACCGCTCTGCAGGGAACGCAGCTCAACGACGCCACCTCGCAGGCATGGGCGCAGCAGCAGATGGCCGGGCAGCAAGCGGGACTGGGCGCGGAGATGGGCGCTCAGACGCAGCAACTGAACCTCAACGCGACGGCGCTCGCGGGCCGCGAGTCCGAGTGGGCATCGGCGAACCAGACGCATGGCATCGACACCGGCAACGCGACGCAAGCCGGCATCGCTGACGCGAACCGTCAGCAGGCATACACAGGCGCGGCCCTCTCCGGGGCGGCGGGCGTCATCGCCGCGACCTCCGACGAGCGCTACAAAACGAACATCCAGCCGCTGAGCAATCAGGGTCCGGCCCCGCTTCCTAACCAAGCTCCGGCGCAGTCGACCGACTCGCTCGGACCGTCGAAGGCAAGTCAGGATTCGGCGGCGCACGCGGCGGAAGGCAGCGCGATCGGCGGCACGGCGGGCAGCGTCGCTGGAGGCGTGATCGGTTCAGCAGTTGGCGGTCCCGTTGGCGGAGCGCTCGGGAGCATGGCCGGTAACTTCGCCGGCAAGGCGCTCGGCAAACTCGCGTCCGACATTCGTGCGAAGGACAACATTCAGCCGCTGAGCTACACGCGCGGGGCGCCGCTTGTCGACAGTGACGGCGAGGACCCGCTGATGCACTATGCGCGGCTGCGCGGCATCCCGGTGGACTACGACGACGCCGACGAGCCTCAGCAGCCGGCGGCGACGCAGCGGGATCCGCACAACCCGAGCCGCCTCATCTCCTCGTATCAGCCAATCTCGGACGCCTCGCGCGGCGCGGGCGGCTCGAAGAGCGCCTACCACGCGCTGCTCTCGATCGCTGACCAGCATGGGCTTTCGACCGCGGCTGACCAGAAGGACGTAGCGAAGTACGCGGCAATCCCGGCGGACAAGATACCGAAGGCGGACGACGGGACCAATTCGATGACGGGCACCGGGCCTGACGCCAGCAAGGCGTTCGGCGCCGGTCTGTCGGCGGCCGGACAATCGCTCACGTCGGGGCCGCTGAGTGCGCGCGCATATCAGCGCTTCGCTCGCGACAACTCTCACCCGATTTTGAGCGAAGGGGACGCGCTGCTGGCCGACTCGGCGCGCAATGCCCCGGGCAGCATCTACCAGTACAAAGACCCGAAGGACGGCGCGGGCACCTACGTCGGGCCGATGGCGCAGGACCTCGCTGCGCACCCGGTCACGCGCGGCGCGGTCACAGCGGAGCCCGGTACCGGGAAGCTGCAGGTCAACGGCGCGCGACTCGCCACGGTGAACACCGCGCAAAATCACGCACAGCAGAACCAGCTCGACGCGCTTGACGCAAAGCTCGCTGAACTAGAAGGCCTGCTCAAAGGCTCGAGCAAGTACCCCGAGCCGCAAGAGCCCGGCGCGGAGGCCACATCCGACGAGCGCTACAAGCGCGACACCGTCAAGCTCAGCGCAACCCCGCGCGGCGCGCCGTACCCGGATTACGCGCCCGCCAAACAGTCGCCCTATCAGCCGATCGCTGACGCGAGTCGGTACGCCGGGCGTGTCACGTTTCGGCCTACTGGTTCCGACCCGTACCCGAGCAACCAGCCGTACCAGAGGGCCGCGCGCTGATGGCGAAAGTCATCGACGTGACCGATGTCCCGGAGCTGCCCGGCGCCGGCATGCTCCATTTCGACGACGGGCGACCGCCGCTGATGGCGCTGCCGGAGATCGCTGGCCACTACCGCGAACAGCTGGGGCAGCCGGACGAGCGGCTCGCGGAGAACGACAAGCCGTCGAGCGACACCCGCACGGACGCGGGCGGGGACTGGCGGAACAAGTGGGGCGGCACGCTCTACCCGCGAGTCGTCAACCCGAACCCCGAGCCGCCGCCGACCCCCGCGGCGCCCGCCGCAGCGCCCTCCCAGCCTGCGCCCGCCGCGCCCGGGGGAACTCCATACGGCCCCCCTCCGCCGCCTGCTCCGCCTGCGCAACCAGAGCCGGCTCCGCAAGACACCGTCCAGCAGGCGCGTGACGTGGTCGCGCAGCGTGCCGCAGCCGAGCTCATTCGTGGCACCACGGGCGGCGGCCCAGCTCGCCCGGCCGGCTACGCCCCGGTGTCGCAACGAACGACGGTCGAGGCGGGCCCCGCGTACGATCCGCAAGCCGCGCGCGAACGTCTCGCCGCCGATCAATCCGTACTCGACGCGCAGCTCGGTCAGCAGGCGACGGCGAAACAGATCGCCGACGCACAGGCCGCGAAAGCCGCCGCCGACCATCTCGCGGCGCAGCAGCAGCTTGCCAAGCAACAGGCGGAGATCCTGCGCAAGCAGCAGGCGTATCAGCAGCAGAATCAGCACATGGAGCGCGAGCTCGCTGACTATTCGCAGTCCGCGCAGCCCGACCCGAATCGCTTCTTTTCGCGGCGCGAGCCGATCGCGAACATCATGAGCGTGATCGGCCAGGCGCTCGGCGCGGCCGGCGCGAGCCTCGGGCATTCGCAGAACTTTGCATTCGAGTATGTGCAGCAGCAGATCCGAAACGATATCGCGGCGCAACAGCAGGCGTACGAGGCGGGGCGCGCGGACCGCAATAACGCACTCGCGCGATTCGCCAACTACTACCACGGCGATATCGACATGGCGAAAGCCGGGCTTCAGCAGGCCATGAACAAGGTCGCCGAAACCGAGGTCAGCCAATTCGCCGCGCAGGCGCAGAGTCGCACGATTTCGGCGAATGCCGCCGCACTCGCCGCGCAGTTCCAAAAGGACTCGCTCATGCGCGAGCAGCAAAAGGCGGAGCTCGCTCTCGGTAAGACAACGACCGCCACGGAAGACAAGTTCCACCAGGCGGAGGGCGGCGGCCCGCGCCCGCTCACGCCGGCCGAGCAAGAGGCGAGACTCAAGCTGCTCGGAAAGCCGGGCAAGGACCAGGGTGCGCTCGGCCTCACCCCGCAAGCGCTCGCGCGCCAGAAGGCGACCTACGGCACCAAGAAAGAGCAGATTGCGCGCCTCTATTCAGCTCTCGAAGAGGAAGCGAAGCTGCAGGGTGTCGCCATCGACAAGGCGACCGGGACCGTCATCGACCCGAAAACGGGGCGCCCGGCTACCGAGCTGCCGCAGTCCCCGGGCATCGGTTACGTCGCCGGGCACCTGCCCGACTCTCTTGCCGGCGAAGAAGGGCGCGCGCTGCGGCGCGCTCGAGCGAACAGCGCCCGCCTGCATGCGCAGACGATTTACGACAAATCGATCACCGCCGAGGAGGCCGAACACGAGATCCCGACCGTCATGGGCAAGACGCCCGGCGACGCGCTTCGCAGCCTGAAGCAGCGCCTGCACGAGCTCTCGCAGTACGACTACCAGCTCGACTCAACGGCGGCGACCATCGACCCGCGCATGGTGAACGAGCGCACGCGCGCACAGAAAGACGTGAACGTTTCGCGCGCTACCGGGGAGCCGCTTGAAGGCCCGCGTCCGACGCCATCGGAGAACATCGTCGGAGCGCCCGAGCCCGACACGGACACCGGTGGTGGCCCGTGAGCGGCGCCGCGAAAGCCTACGTCCAGACGCGGGACGGCGACGTAATCGAGGTACCGAAGGACGAGGTCCGCGCGAAGCTCGAGAGTGGCGACTACCTGCCCGCGACCGCGGCCGACAAGGCAGCCGCAGACAAGCTCGCAGCCAACTCGACCCTGAAGGCCAAGGCGAAAACCTTTGGCGAGTCCGCGGCGGCCGGAGCTATCGACACCATCCAGGCCCCGATCGCCTTGCCGCTGCGCGCAAACGCGGCGCTTTGGGGCGACGAGGATCCGCTCAAGAACATCGGCGGCCGGCAGACCGTCGAGAATCTGGCGACCATTTTCGGGGACGCGCGCGAGGGCGCGACCGGCAAGACGGGCGAGGCCTACGGGCGCGAGTACAGCGAGAACGCGCGGGCGCGCGCCGAGGCTAACCCCGGCACGGCCACGGCGGGCAACGTTGCGGGCTCCATAATCGGCGGTGGCGCGCTTTCGAGCGGAGCCGGGGCAATCGGCGGGACCGCGGCCAAGGCGCTTGGTGGCGGCATTGTGGCGCGCGCGGCGGGTGCATTCGCGGGCGGCGCGCTCGAAGGAGCCGCATACGGGCAGGCCCAGGCCGGAGAGGAGGCGTATCTCCACAACATCCCGCTCTCTGGCGAAAAGCTCATTGCCGCCATGGGATGGGGCGCGCTCCTCGGCGGCGGCGTTTCGCTGGCCACGCACGGCGCTGGCGCGCTACTTCGGAGCGGGTCACGCGGGGCAACGCCGCTCGACTCGCCGCGGCTGCCGGACAACGGGCTGAGCGACGTAAACGAGCTCGGCATCGAAAATGCCGAATTCAATCGCGACCCCGCAAGCATGCGGGATCTGACCCTGCACCGTGGCGCCTATGCAGGAGCGACGCCCGAAGAGGTGCAGCAGATCGCTCGCGGCGAAATCCCGACGAAGAACTCCGGCGGGGTTTGGCCTGACGGCTCCCCCATGGAGGGCAAGCCATTCGAGCCGGTATCCGTGAACGTGGAGAGCGACGGGCAGATCCACCTGAACGACGGGCGGCACCGGTTGCAAGCCGCCAAGGAAGCGGGCGCGAAAGAGATCGTCGCGAAGGTCCGCCGCTACGACGCCGAGGGCAACATGGTGTCCGAGCAGGTGTCGCCGGTGAGCATCGGGTCGCTCGACGCTGCGGCGGAAGCGGAACCGGGCGCGCTATCGAGCGCGGTCCGCAGCTTCGCCGACGAGCGCACGGCCAAGGCGCTCGGGGCGCGCGGCTCGACCCTGAAGAAGCTCGGTCGCACTGCGGACGCAGCCGAATCGACCATGCACGACATGGCGCAGACGGTTCGCGGCGTGACGCTCGACGACGGCACCCCTGTTTTTCGCGCTCTCGATTCCCAGTCCGACCTTGCCGAGCGCGTGGCGCAGGCCAAGCAGGAAACCGGCGCCAAACTCGGCGCGTTCCGCGAAGAGGCCGACAAGATTTTCGAGGCTCACCCCGAGATCGCGCCGGACGCTCGAGCGATAGCCGAGCGCATCCAAAAGCAAGTGGTCGAGCCGCTCGAGACGCACCCGAGCTCCGTCACGCGCGCGCAGGCCGGCCCGATCCGGCAAGTGGCAAACGACCTCCGTGAGCTCGCCTCGCCAGCGGTAGGCGGCAGCGAGCCGTTCCCGACCAAGGTGTCGGACCTGACGAAGCTGCGGCAATCACTCGACGAGCAGATCTACCAAGCCAAGCGCGGAGTGAACCTCTCGCAGCAGGGCGCGCCGCCGAACCTGAAGGACTTGGAGCAGGCGCGTGGCATCCTCGAAGAGTCGATTGAGGCAGCTCAGGACAAGGCCGCGACGTTTTTCGACAAGAAGGCGGCGCTTTCCTACAAAGAGCTGAAAACCCAGTACCGCCACCTCTCGCTCGCTTCCGACATTGCCGGCGCGGCCGAGCTGCAAAACCTCGGAAACCGCGTCGTGTCACCGAGCGATTACGGCGCGAGCGCGATCGGCGGAATCCTCGGGGGCGGGCCCGTTGGCGCACTCGCCTCGGGCATCGCTCACAAGGCCGTCCGCGAGCACTCGAGCGCGGTGCTCGCGGTCCTCGCCGACAAGCTGGCCAACAACCTCGACGGCAAGCTCGAATCCGGACTCGGCGCATTCTTCCGCGAGTCGACGGCGCGCGCTTCGGTCGGACTGGACCAGGCGGGGAAGCTTTCCGGCGCTGTCCCGATTCGGCGCATCGCGACGCCCGCCGCCGTCGAGGCGTTCAGGGGTCGGTCAAAGGACCTCGCCGCGGCCTACGACAAGCGCGTGGCGGAGCTTTCGAACGCGAACCGGGACATGGGCGCAGGCGTGCGTGCGCACATGCAAACGGCGATGGGGAGCGCCTACGAGTCGATGCCGCGCCTGACGCAGGCGGCGACCGTCACGGCGACGCGCGGCGCGCAGTACCTGCAGACGCAACTGCCGAGCGGGACGAACGCGCCAACCATGTTCCAGCCGACGCGCAAGATTTCGCCGAGTGACTTGCAGATCCGCGAGTTCGCGCAGAAGTGGGCAGCGGTGGCGAACCCGCTGAGCGTGGTCGACGACCTACGCCGCGGCACGGTCACGCACGCGCAGATCGATGCGATAAAAAACGTCTACCCGCAGATGTACGCGGAGATCCAGACCAAGGCGCTCGAGAAGATCCGCGACCTCGACGCCAAGGGCAAGCGCATGCCGTTCAACGACCGGCTGCAGCTCGACTTGTTTCTTGACCTGAACGGCGCGGGTGAGCCGACCCTCGCGGGTGATTTCGTGGATCGCGTGACCGCTGTCCAGGCAGCGAAGCAGCAGCAAGACGCACAGCAAAAGCCGCACGGATCCGGCGCGGCGCTCGGCAAGATTTCGGCATCCCGCCAAGCGGGTTCGGCGACAGTTCTAGGAGAATGAAAGATGCTCAAGGTTACCAATACTGAATCGTCTGATTCGCAGCGGGTCGCATGGACAACGACGCCGGCTGACTACGATATCGGGGCGAACGACCCGATCAAAGGCGCGCAGCCTGGTCTCGCCATGCCGAGCGAGGGGCGCCCATGTAGGCGTATCATTGTCTTCGGCGCTGGCGTTCTACAGTACAACGGACTCGACGGCGTGACGGTTACAACGCCTTCGCTGCCGGCGGGCACGGTACTGGATATCCAAGCCATCAAGCTACTCGCGGGGGGAAGCACGGCAACCAATGTGATGGTGTTCTGGTGATCCACTTGCCGACACCGGAAGAGGTGCGGCGGATCCGGATGCCACACAAGCGCCAACGGTCACCTCGTCCCGAGCATCGCCGCGCGATGTACATCGGCGGCGGCGGGGTGCGCATTCCGGGCGAGGCGTTCCCGGTCGCTGCTGGTTCCGCGTTCTCCGGCAACTTCGCAACGCTATTCCCCGGCGCCTATCAGGTAGTGCAGACAGACCTCGGTCTCACGTACGGCGGGACGATGCGGGCGAGTGGCACGACGCCGCCCGTCATTACGCTCACGGGTGCACTAGTTGGCTCGCCAGTGCCCATTCGAATCACGGTCGGGGTCACCGGGGCGCTCGGAGTCTGGACGTTTCAGGTGTCGTATGATGGGGGCGGTACGATTGCCCAGGTCGGCACGTCTGCCGCTACGGTACCCCTGGTTGGCGCGGGCTTAGGCTTATCGATCAACATCGCTGCCGGCAACGCCGCTGGCGACAACGTCTGGCTCGCCACGTGCTCCGCGCTCGCGGACCAGAGCGGAAACGCATTGGATTATACCCAGGCGACGGCGAACAATCAGCCGGTAGTCGGTGTCGGCCTGAACGGTAAAGCGAGCCTAATCGGCAACGGCGTGTCGATGTTGATGGGCTCATCGTTCAACGCTCCGACACCGGGGATAACGCCATACTACACGTGGGCCGTGTTCCGCGAAGTTTCGTTCACGTTGAATCGGTCCCTGTTCGGGCATGGGGCAGCAGGCAACAACTCCAACGTGTACTTTACCGGCACATCTACGAACATGATCGCATTCAACGGAGCGAGCGTGACGAATGCCGGGGTCACGGTTGGCTCGTGGCTCGAAACGGAGCGCGTAGCGAGCAACAACGCAGCAGACACTTTCAAGGTGGGCCCGACGACTGTTAGCGGGAATGCCGGCAACCTCGGGTGCACAGGAACGCAAATTTTTGCATCCGGTGGGGGAACCATCGGAAATTTTGAGCTGCTGGCGCTGGCATTCACTCCGAACCTCCCGGACTGGGCCGCGGTGCGCGCGGCGATAAACGGCTCTGCTGGCTATGGCGTTGGCAACGTGGGACTTTGCGTATGACCAAGAAAGTCTCGTCCGCGGTACAGGGTGACGCCGACGTGTGCAACGCGCTTTCGTTGCCGACGCAGGGGTGTCACGCGGGGGCAGGAATTCACGTCGTGATCCCGGCAGACTGGCAAGCGCGCATCGCCGCCGGACAAGACGTACCGGGGTGCTCGTACGCGCACATCGAGTCTGACGGCTCACTGTTCGTCGACGCGATTGTGAACACGATGATCGCTGTCCCCGCAAACATCAACGCGCTCAGCGCACCGCTGCAAGCTAAGGCTGCGGCTCTCCAGGCAAAGCTTTCAATAGCGATCATCATTTCATCCTGAAGGGACACAAAACATGCTCGAAACCATCAAGCAAATCGCACAAGACGGCGCGGCTCTGCTCGGCGCTGTGTCGCTGCTAAGCACGGCACTTTCGCATCTGCCGCTACCGGCTCGCGTCGCCGAGTTCTTCGCGCGCGTCGGGCTCGCCACGGCAAAATTCAGCGTCAACAAGAGGGAAACGCCGTGAGGCGCCATGTCCTCCGCGTCGTGGTATTGGCGGGCTACCTTGGCGCTTTGGCTCATTGCGGCGGCGCGGTCCCAACGCGCGCGAGCGTCGAGGCGGACGAGGACAAGTTCTGCCGAGCGGTAGCGCGTGCTCGCGTGCTCGAAAACGAATACGGGCTCAACCCGGTCGCTCCGGCTCCCGACGGCGGCGAAGCGGGCAGCAAATAAGCCAAAGGCGCCCGGACCATCCAGACGCCTTGAGCCGCTATTGTTCAGCGAAAGCGCGAAGAGAGCACCAATGCCCGACAACATCAAGCCCGAACCGCCCGCGCTCTACCTCTGGCAGGATGCCGCGGTGGCGCTGGTCGAATACGCATGCGGCTGGTCTGCCGGGCGCAGCAAGGACGACCCCGTCTATCTCGCCGTCGTCGAGCATCGCGACGTGCCACCGTGGCGCGCGCACTACTCGAGCTGCGGCGACCTCGCACATTGGCTGCTCGAGCGCCTAGGCCTCGACGAGCCCTGGGTGAACCGCGCGGCCCTCGGGCATTACCGAATCGGCGCGAACGTCGCTTCCCTCGCCGGCTGCCCCATTCATTCGCTGCCGGGCGGCGCGGACTGGCAACCGGACCCCGGTGACATCATCGAAATCTGGAACGCGGCCACGGGATCGGACGCGCACGTTTGCGTCGCGCTCGACGGCTCGCTGCCCGGCCGACTGCGCACCGGCAACTACGGCGCGGGCGGCATGTCGGCGGCGGCGGCGCCGGGCGCGAAGGTCGCGGACAGCCCGCTCGTGCACACGCCGACCGGGTGGATGCTCGGCTCGCGGCATGTGCAGCGCGTCGTGCGGCTTGCCGACGCTATACGTCTCACCAAGAAGCCGCCGGACCTGACCGGCGCTGAGGTCACGGGTGAGATCATCGACGCACTGGGCGCGAAATGGAGCGAAGCGTGACCCGCTGGGAAAAGCTCTCGCATGTGCTGCTCCGGCTCGTGGACTCGGCGCGGCAGCACACCGGAGCCATTCAGCACATGACGAGCGAATTCGGCCGGATGTGCGACACGCTCGAACGGATCGAGCACCTGACGGAAGAAATTCATGCCTCCCACCAAAAAGCCAACCGGGAACTCACAGGGCTTGCGACTCGTGTCACGAAGCTCGAACGGAGGAACGATGGCGACGCGGCCGAGTGAGGCGCCGCTGGACGAAGCGGAGCGGCTTGCGCGCGAGCTCGCGGATTACGACGATCGCGACGAGGAAATCACCGCGAACGTGCACGTGCACCTCGACTCCAAGCCTGACTCGGAGCCGCCAGTGAAGAAGCAGATCCGCACGGGGCTGGTCGCGATTGGCAGCGGGATCGGGCTGGCGCTCGTCACCGTCGCGGCGGCGTTGCTTCAGCGGTGCGGGAAGTAGCCGGATTCGTTTTGCACATCGGACAAAGGTCGACCCGCGAGAACGGCTCCTCCGTGCGAATGAGCTTCCAGCCTGGTGGCGCCTTCCGCGCAAGAATCCACGCCTTCGGGCTACCGTCGCGCTTCACTGCTGACTCAACGATGCCGCAGCTATTGCAGGTCACGTGCGGTTCGCGCGGAGCGATGGGCAACCCGACTCGCTCGAATCCGGGGCCTATGCCAGCGTGATAGGTCATGGTGCGTCAGTCATCGGTCGAAATCCTCCGCCGGGTCGCCATCATCCGGCGGGTCAGTGAACGCCGACTCCGCACTCGGCGCCAGCTCCTTCTCGAGCTTCGCGCACTGGCGATTGCAGTGCTGCCAGAGCTTGCTCAGCTCCTTGTGCTGCTCCGGCGTGATGGCGCGCGCTTCCTTCGCGGCCTGCACGTCGCGCGTCAGTTGGCTTTGCTTGCCGGCGCTGCCGAGGATTTCGCGCAGCTGTAGCGCCTTGTCGTAACTGTCGACGACTTGCAGGAACGCCTTCGCTGCTTCCATGCGGCGGAGCAGGTCTGTTGCTACGTCGGGGTCGAGCGAGTCCGACGGCGGATACCCGTCATCGTGTGGGCTGTGCGGGCCGCGCGTGACATTGTCGGCCTGCCCCATCTCGTCCGGCGTGTATAGCCCCCCAAGCTCCTCGGGGAAGCCCTTGCGCAGCGCCAAGCTCTCCGCGCATTTCGCCAGCTGGTTCATGGGCATCTCCGACCAGAACCGCGTCGGGTGCCCCTCCTTGTTGGTCTGCACGAATTCCGCCCAATACGCCGTGCCGACGAACGGGCGCGACACGCCTTTCTTGTAGACCCTGACTTTGGCCCATTGCGGGAAGCCCTTGTCGTTCAGCGGGCCATACTCGGGCTCGTCCTGCCCATCGTAGCGCCCCGTCTTTTCGGCGATGGCGCGGAAGCCGTCGATGCCGACTTGCGCGGCCCACACGTCGCGCCGCTTCTGGCCATCCCAGCGCTTCACGAAATGGATCTGCTTCAGCAGCGGATTCAGTCCGCGCGCCTTCGCAATCTCCATCAAGAACGCGAACTCGCTCTCGCTCGCGCCGTTCGCGCACATGTCGCGGATGATTTGGGACTGCTCGGGAGTGAACGAGAGCAGAGAGGTCGGGCGGTCGGGCACGGCGGCAAGGTGCGCGGTGTCGACTTTGGCTAGGGCGCGGTCGCTCATGGCTTTCCCCCTTCGTACGCCACGAATTCAGGTTCGATCCTGCCGAGACCATGCGCCTCATCTTCGCTCTCCGGGAACGAATACCGGCAGCTAGTCATGCCCCCGTCAGGCGCGGGAATGTAGCCGTGGCAATGCCGAACCATCGGACCCGGGCCAGTGCAGTTTGAGCTTCCGAATTCACGTGACCCGCACTTCGGGCAAACAAAACCGAACGTCATGGCTCATCATCTCCTTCGCGCCAGATATCCGGCGCAGCTCCAAGTAAAAGCGCCTCTAGCTCGCCGTGGACTCGGTCCAGGTCGGACTCGGTCGGCAGCTCGCGCGGCGGGCGAATCAGCAGGCTCGCGGCAAGCTGCTCGGCCAGTGAGCGCGGGCGATCGGGCCACGCGGGGCCGGACTTCGCGGCGGTCATGGCGATGTCACTTCCAGCCACGTGTGCGCGCACGTCTTGCAGATTGCGAATCGCAACCCGTCAACGTCGGCCCACCGATACCAGATATGCTGGCAGACGAACGGGGCTTTCACTTTCCAGCCTCCGGGATTGCGGAGCGAATGCTGAGCAGGTCGCGCTCGATTGCCGCGACGGCGTCCTCACGGGTCGCGTTCAGGGCGATCGTCTTGTTGGCGATGCGTCCCTCACATAGTGGGCGCTCGGGGGCGCCCCCATTCTCCGTGATGCTGACGAAGAGAATGCCAAAGCAGCAGCTCCAGCTTCGACGCGGCCCAGTCATCCGCAATATCGTCTCGACCCCGAGGACGCGCGGCGTAGATTCGGATTCGGTCACTTTCCGGCCTCCTCGAGAATACGCAGCACGTGCCCCAAGCACCCGATGATGTAGGTCATGTCCTCGCCTTCCGTCGTGCCCGCGGCAATCGCGTCATGCGCGCGCTCGCGGGCTGCCGTCGTCCACTGCTTGGCTGACAGCAGCAGCGCGTCGCGCGTCGGCTTTGGCACGGTCGCTGCGCCGCCCGGGAATGCGAGTCTGATTGGTTGATTCACAGGAAAGCTCCTCTCGGCAAAAAGTCACCCGCGTGCTCCGCGTCCCATCGAGCCCGCGCGCGATCTTCCGCATCCTCGGCATCTACGCCGGCCTGCATGTCGAGCTCGAAAGCAGCGAGTGACCGCTGCTCGGCCGCGTAGCAGTCCGGACACATCGACTTCAGCCAGGCGTCGGATTGCTTCGCGCCGTGGTCGAATATCGCGCAGCCGCATTCGCAGCAGACGGGCTCGCGGGCGATGGTCACAGCCCTGCCTCGCGCAGGATTGCGGCGGCTCTTGTGTACGTCTCCCAAGGCGCGCGGTAGCCCGGTGATTCATCGTCCTCCCGGTCGAAGCCATCTTCGTCGTTTTCTTCTTCATCGCTGACTTCAGGAAGGTTTTCTTTGACTAGTCTCTCTGCGGTCAGCAGCGCAGCGGCGACGCGATCATCGGACAATGCAACGTCCAGGATAACCGCCGCATCACAGAAGTCTCCCGTGCGCATTTCATTGATCGCGCGCACACCAGACCAGTCATCTAGATCACTCCAGATAATCTCTTTGTCGTCACCCATGCCAACCGTCTGAGCCAGAACGGCTCCAGCCATGCAGACGGCGCAGACGCCAGAATTTAGCGGCGAATGCCACTTGCCCATGTCGAGCCGAAACCGCTCGGGCTGCGCCTCGCACTTCTGCGCATCGCGCACGGCAAGCTCAAGCAGGTCGCTCAGCTTGCTCGGTAGCGCGGTGCTCACCGCGCACCGACCTTCCGGAACGGCACGACGTTGCTGCTACTGGCGCGGGTCGACGCGAGCGGGCGCGGGCGGAACGCCGCCAGCACGTCGCGGGTGAACGCGTTCGCCTGCTCGGTCTCGGCGGCGGAACGGGGGGAGTCGGGTACCTCGAGCACCGCGCGAATCGCGAGCACTTCGAGCGTCAGCTGTTTCATACCCCCGAAGCTATGTCACCTAGCATCCCATGTCAACTAGCATACTGACGATTGCGAAAAATACCTAGCCGATCGGCCCGATTTCAGCCGGTTTTCGACGGTGGCGGCTTGCTCGAAAGCAGGCGCGGCGTAGATGCCGGAGCGGCCTCGGCGACGCGCGCCACGGGTGCGACAAGTGCATCCAGGGAGACGCCCGCGCCCTGTGCCAGGCGCGCAATCACGTAGAACGACGCCTCGGGGCTCTTTCCGCCCAGGAGCTTGCTGACGTGCCCCTGCGTCAGGCCGGCGGCATCCGCGAGCGCGGGCTGGCTAATCCCCTCTTCGCTCATGTGCTGGCGCAGGCGCTCGATCGCGCGCGCGAGCAGCGGGTCGAGCTGGCGGTTCTTTTTCCCCCGCTTCTGCTGAGAGGCGGTCATTCGTCGAGGCTCACGCTTTTTATGCCGACCGGCAACCGATGCTAGTTGACATGGGATGCTAGGTGACATAGCTTTACCACCCAGAATGACGGACAACCGCGGAGCCGCAGCGCTCAGGCAGTTCCTCGAGTCGACGAAACAAGTTGACCTCGCGGACAAAACGGGCATCTCGCAGTCCCACATCAGCCGCCTGGCCGCTGGTGAGAAGACTCCGAAGATGCTGGCGGACGCTCGCGCGCTGCTCGAGCACGCGGGCATCGAACTCGATTGGTGGGACCAGCCAGTCGAATCCAGCAAAGGGGCGGCCGAGTGACAACAGCGAGACCAGCGAGGAGGCTTTGTCATGGCCGCAAAGCGTAGCGCAAAATCGCCACGGGTAGCGGGTCAGGGAATGTCCCGCCGGTCGAAAGAGCGGCAGATTATTGCTGTTGCACTTTTGCGTGCCGTGTCTGCCGCGAAGGCGACGAACGCTGAGGCGGCGCGATGGCTCGGCATTTCCGAGCGGACGATGCACGCCTGGTCGCGCCTGCGCACGCCGGTGAATGTCGAAATCGTGCTGGCGTGCCCGCAGTTGCGCGAGCGGTTCCGCGAGGAACTTTGCGTTCATGACCATGGGGGGGCTGCGAAATGACGGATCGCATCGAGAGGTTTCTGGTGCAATCAGAGACCGTCGTAGGCGAATGGCGCGACGCATATTTGGCAGACGGTACCGTCGCTCTATTTGCCAATGAGCGCGATGCTGAAGGTTTCGTGAACAGGAACGACGACTTCTGTCTGCGCATCGTCGAGCTTTCGGGGGAGCCATGAACCCGAAGCTACGCATCGTGCCGCCCTGCAACAGGTCGCTACCTGCCTGGTCGGTCGCAATCCGCGCGCGTCGACTCGAGCTCGGGCTGACGCAGGACGAGGCCGCGCTGCGTTGGAGCGTGGCGCCGCGCACGATTCGCCACTGGGAGGCGGGCACGGGAGACGGACGAATGTTGGCGGCGTTTTTGGGGCTGAAGGCGGCTTGAAAGGAAATGACGATGGCGAAGAAGAAGATCGAAAAGCTGACACCGGAGCAGGAACGCCGACTGCCGCAATTTCGCGCGGAATGGCTCGCGCACGGTTGCTCGACGGAAATCGCTGATCGTCTACGCGCGCAAAGCACGATCACGAAGATGTACGAGATCATCGGTGAGCCAGCGCCGGCTTTCCTCTGGTTCGATTCGCCGATGGCGGCGTGTCTCGCAATTGGGCTGCTGAAAACCATCAAAAACCAGCCTACTTTGCGCGGCCAGCTCGGCAGCCAGCTCGGCAGCCAGCTCGGCAGCCAGCTCGACAGCCAGCTCGACAGCCAGCTCTACAGCCAGCTCGGCAGCCAGCTCGGCAGCCAGCTCGACAGCCAGCTCGACAGCCAGCTCGGCAGCCAGCTCGGCAGCCAGCTCGACAGCCAGCTCGTCAGCCAGCTCGGCAGCCAGCTCGGCAGCCAGCTCGGCAGCCAGCTCGACAGCCAGCTCGACAGCCAGCTCTACAGCCAGCTCGACAGAGATCTTCGAGGCAAAGCGCGTGAATCGGTGGGTGAGGCATTTCGCATGGGTTGGCAGACCGCGTGGGCGGCCTACTACAAGTTCGGTGCCGAGATAGGGGTGAAATACTCACCGGAGACCGCAGAGCGTCTCGAGCTGTGGGCGGACCTCGCTCAGTCGTGCTCTTGGTGGTGGCCCTACAAAGGCATCTGCGTCCTGAGCGAGCGCCCGAAGCTGGTGAGTTGGGATGAGCGCGCTCGCCTGCACTCGCCGTCTGGACCGGCGCTCGAGTATCGCGATGGCTACCGCCTGCACATGTGGCACGGCACCGCCGTCCCTGAGAGCTGGATTACCGCGTCCGACAAGCTCGACCCTCAAACCGCCTTGACGTGGCAGAACGTCGAGCAGCGTCGGGCGGCCGCCGAAATCATCGGCTGGCGCCGTGTACTCGAGCGGCTTTCGCCGAAGGTGATCGACGCCGACGCCGACCCAGAGATTGGTGAGCTCCTGGAGGTCGAGCTTCCTGACGCTGGAATGGCTCGCTTCCTGAAAATCCAATGCGGGACTGGACGGACATTCGTCCTTTCTGTCCCACGCGAAATGCGCACCGCCTTGCAAGCAAACTCCTGGACCTACGATCTGAAGCCCAAGGAATACAAGCTAGAGGTGCGCACGTGACCGGGCGGCCTCGTCGGTTCGGCACAGCCGGCTACATTCAGACGCGATGCCAGGTGATGCCGTCCGGGTGCGTTGAGTGGACGGGTACGGTTGCGCGTGATGGGTATGGCTCGGCCGTGGTCGGCATCAAAGCAAACGGTCAGGCCATTCTTCGCGTCGCACACGTCGTGGTTTGGCAGATGTGGCGAGGCCCCGTCCCAGACGGGCTGGAGCTCGATCACTTGTGCCGCAATCGTCGGTGCGTGAACCCGGTTCACCTGGAGCCCGTTACCCCGATTGTTAATATGCGACGAGGCGTCTCGCCGTTCGCGCTCAACGCACGCAAAACCCATTGCAAGCGCGGCCACGAATTCACCGCGGAATCGACCTATCTCACACCGGATGGACGCGGTCGTCAGTGCCGCGTTTGCTGCAAAGAAAAGATGCGCGCAATCCGCGCGAAGAAGGAGACGATGATGAAAATCCACACCGTAAACCGCATGGCAGCTCAAGGTGATGTGCTGTTCCGCCGAATCGAGGCGCTACCCGACGGAGTCATCGAGCAGAAGAGCGACGGACAGATCGTGGTTGCTCACTCCGAGACTGGGCATCACCATGCGCTCGAGCCCGGCGAGGCGAAGTTGTTTGAAAAGATCGAGCGCGACCCGATGGTTTGCTACCTGCAAATCGCGGGCGAGTACGCTGACGTGGTGCACCATCGTCCGCACGATACGCACGAGACGATCCGCCTGCTTGGAGGCACGCTCGGCAGCTTTTGGGAGGTGCGTCGGCAGCGCGAGTGGACGCCCGAGGGGTTGCGTCGCGTCGAGGACTGAATCGCCATGACCCAGCAGCAAATCGCAATATCGCTCGCGGCGCTGGCGTTGGCGATCGCGGTATTCGGCATGGCGCTGATGGCGCTGGGGGAAGAGTGACGAAGTCGAAGCGGGTCCGGAAACTCCAGGATCAGTACCGCAGTCAGCTGCGGAAGCGATGTGACGCGCTGAGCGGCAGCAAGCACATGTCGCACTCGCTGAGCGCCGAGGCGATAGCAATCGCTGACCTGCTCGGCGAACTGATGGCATCGCTTCTCGACGAGAAAGGCACCCCTAAGTGACCGAACTTACTCCCGACGAGAAGGCGGAGCTGCGTAAGGCGGCGGAGGCGGCGACGTGCTGCGACCAGGATAGCAACTATCGGTACCTGCTCGGGCGCAACAGCTTCGCCCCTTTGAGCTTGGCAAAATATGTCGACGCGGCACGGCCGAGAATCATGCTCGCGCTACTCGACGAAAACGCCCGCCTCGAAGCTGAGCTCGATAGGATCAAGGCGCGCACGCCAAAGTACAACGAGACAAGCACCGTGCCCTGCCCGGATTGTGGCAAGTTCTCGAGCATCTTCACCGCTGGCTGTGGCCATTGCGATTACGAGGACAAATGACCAACGAGAAGCTTTGTCCGGACTGCGGAAGGCCATTCGCAAAGGGACGCCAAAGTTCGCTGACCAGCGAAGTTTGCGATAACTGGACGCATCAGGGGAGACAGGGGTGCCAGCGCAGAGCCATCATCCGGCTTCGCGCCGAAAACGCCCGCCTGTCCGAAGAGGTGCGGAGACTGAAGGCGGAGCGGCAGTGGATTCGATGCGACGAGCGCATGCCAGAGATGGGTGAGCGAGTGGTGGTTCGCTATTTTTATGGGCGAGCGATTGCCGAGCTTACCCCGGTTGGCTTCCACGACGCAGACGGAGCTCTTCGCGACGTGACGCATTGGGTACGGCTACCGGAGTCGCCGAAGTGACCCTGCTCACCCCCGAGGATATCGCGGCGCGCGATCTCGATGCGAAGGCCATCGCGCGTGAGCTCGGCTGCTCGCGCTCGTACGCCTACTCGGTCATGGGTGAGATTGGCTCTTTCCGTTTCGGCCGCCTCCGCCGCGTCTCGCGCTCTGATTTCGACGACTGGAAAGCTGCGCACAAATGCCCAAGCACAAGCTCTGGAAACGCAAAGGGATCTATTACACATGGATCCTCGGCAAGCGCGTCTCTACGGGATGCCGCGACGAGAAGGCTGCGCAGCGCGAGGCGTCCGAGCTCGAGCGAGCAGCAGTGGACCCAAAGTATAAAGCCGCGCACGAAACCAGTTTCGGCACGGCCTGCCAGCTCTTCAAAGAGGAGCTCCAATTGCGGGTGACGATGGGCAAGCGCTCGGAGGCCACCGTCGACTTCTACTCGTACAAGCTCGCTCATCTGGTGCGCTTGCTGGGAGCTGACCGCCCGATGTTCGAGGTCAACTCGGCGGCGGTGAGCGGTTACCTGAAGAAGCGCGCGGGCGAGGGTGCGCACGCGAGCTCGATGAACAAGGAGCTCATCGCGCTACGGCAGGTGCTCAAGTACGCGAGGCAGCGCGGGGACTTCGTCGGTGACATCGACGCCGTGATGCCGATCGGGTTCGATCACGAGTACGAGCCGCGAAAAACCTTTCTCAGCCCGGATCAGGCGTGGGCGTTGCTCGGCCTGTTCGTGCAGAAGCGCAAGGGGGCTTCGTTGGCGGACGGCATCCTGCTCGCCGCGCGCACCGCGTTCTTTCTTGCCACGGCCTGCCGGGACGGCGAGCTCGCCCGGGCCCGCCGCGAGGACATCGACCTGTCCAATTGGCTGGTGACGATCCGAGGCACCAAGACGCGCCTGTCCAAGCGCGTAGCCCCGGTGGTGCTCCCGGACTGCCGCCGGTTCCTGATTGGCGCCCTGATGGCCCCTGAGCGCCGCGACGGACTGCTCTTCGGCCGGTGGCACAATCCGACCCGTGACCTGGCCCTGGCCTGCAAGCTAGCCGGCGTGCCGCGCGTCACCCCGAACGACCTCCGCCGAACGCACGCGCATTGGCTTCGGGCCAGCGGCGCCCCGCCGTCACTCATCGGCCCGGTGCTCGGCCACGCCGATAGCCGCATGACCGAGCGCGTCTACGGACGCTTGGAACCAAGCGAATTGCGAGACGAATTGGCGAAAAGGACAGGCCAAATTCAGTCCAGCGGCGGCTCTTTAAGCGCAAAACCAGGTAAAAACAGCCATGAATAAGCGAGAAGCACTGGATTGTGGCTCCGGTTGTCGCGGGTTCGATCCCCGTCACTCACCCCTAAATACGGCAGAAATACCCGGCGTCGACCATCCACAGGTCGCGCCGGGTGCGGCTAATCGCGCTGGTTACAGTTCAGATTCAGTTCAGCGCATGCCGCGACTGGCTGAGGCTGAGTCTCTTTTGGTGCCGCGCGGTCGGTGGGCCGAACAGGACCATCGCGTCTACTTTATCGAGTGCAACTTCGAGCTCGTGAAGATCGGATGGTCGAGCGACCCGCACGCTCGACTCGAGGGGCTCCGGACATCGAACCCCTACCCTCTGGAGCTGCTGGCACTGGTCGACGCGGGGCGCGATCTAGAACAGGCGCTCCATGTTGAGCTCGCCGATTACCGAGTAACTGGAGAGTGGTTTCGGAAAAGGGGAGCGCTCCGATCTTTCTTGACGGGGGACGCGGTTCGTGTCGCGTACTGGACACCGGGGCGGCACAAGGCGAAACGCCATAAGCTGTTTGCGCACATCCAGGCCGAGGGCGAGCGCAATCGGTTGGGCGATTTCGACCCGCCGCGGAGGGCGTCGTGACCCTCCCCTTTTTTTGCCCACCCCAAGACAAATGTTCACGTCGCGGGAATGCCGCCACGGTAGCCAGACGCGAGCGCCACGAGCTCGCCTGCCGCCTCGTGGTCGCGTCATCGCCGCGGCTGCGACGGATGCGCGGGCGGTGGCAATCGCTGCGCGCTGACGGCGTGTGGAGGGACGTGTGAGCGCGCCGTGCGGCCGGAGTTTTTCGATAAACCATAGGAGTGACTAATCATGACCAGAGTTGATGTTCAGGAAATCGTAGTTGACGGCGAAACTTACGTGAAGCGCAGCTCAATCGCGACCGTGCCGAAGGGGCCGCGCGCTGTCGTGGTGGTGGACCGAGGCTGGATTTTCGCCGGTGACGTGACCGAGGAAAACGGGCGCATCTACCTCGATAATGCGGTTTGGCTGTTCCGCTGGGAATCGATCGGTTTCGCGTCCGTCGTCGAGAACCCGAAGCAGAAAGGCGTCGACATTCGCAAGCTGTCAACGCGCGTCGACATTCCGCGCGAGTCGGAGGTGTTCCGCTTGCCGGTAGCGGCTGATTGGGGGAAGTGATGCTCCCGATCGGCTACGGCTCAGGCGACGGCGACGGCGACGGCTACGGCGACGGCGACGGCGACGGCGACGGCTCCGGCTCCGGCTACGGCGACGGCGACGGCTACGGCTCAGGCGACGGCTACGGCGACGGCTACGGCTCAGGCGACGGCTACGGCGACGGCGACGGCGGCTCGATCTCGGGCGAGAAAAGGAAGAAGGCGTGAGCGAATCGGCGTGCAACTGCGACGACTCGCTCGAGCTGCGCGCCGAGGTCGAGAGGCTCAAAGCGGATATGCGCCGCATGCAGCAACGTGCGCCGGTGATCACCGACGATCCGTACTTCTACGAGGTGGCGAACGCGATTGACGACCATCTCGGGTGGGCGACGCAAGAAGACGAGGACAACGGCCTCTATGCGAACCGCATCCGAGAGGTTGCTGACGAGCTGAAGCGGCTGCGAGCGGAGCGCGATTACCTCGCGGGCATGGCTTCGGCGGAGGACCTGCGCGTCATGCGCAAGGAACTGGCAACAGGCTGGGAACCTGACGCCGCCACACCGGAGCTTGACGATGCCTAAAACGATACACGGCGTAAGCCGGAGCCATCGCAGCGAATACAAGATTTTGAAGTCGGCAATCAGGCGCTGCACTGTGCAAAGTGACAAGAACTACAAGGAGTACGGCGCGAGAGGCATAACCGTCGACGCGTCATGGTTGGGGCCCGCCGGTTGCCAACGATTCATTGCCGATATGGGTCCTAAGCCGAGTCGGTTTCATACGCTTGACAGGATTGATAACGACCGTGGCTACGGTCCAGCGAACTGCCGATGGGCCACACGCAAAGTGCAGTCCAACAACAGCCGAAGGACTAAACTTTTCACTATCGGAGGCGAGACGCTGTGCTTATCTGATTGGGCGCAGCGTTTTGGCCTTCTGGTTAGCACGCTATCGGCGCGCTTGCGCAGAGGGATACCTTTTGACGTCGCGTTGAAGATGCCGGTTGGGTCACGCGGGTGGCTTCCGGAGTCCGAACAGACCAACTTTGACGAGGTGTTGCCGTGACCCGCGCGCCGAAAAAACCCGCGGAAAAGCCGCGAATTCTCATCGACCAACGTGAGCAGGCCCCGCTCACCTTTTGCGACACCTTCACGGTCGAGCGCGTGCTGCTCCCCGTCGGCGACTACTCGCTTGCCGGCGCGACCGATACCGTGGCCATCGAGCGTAAGCGCAACGGTGAGCTGCAATCGTGCTGCGGCACGGACCGCGATCGGTTCATCGCGCAGATCGAGCGCATGCGCGAGTATCCGGTCAGGTGGCTAGTCATCGAGTGCACGATGGATGATGTCGTCCTCGGGCTCAACCGCAGCGCCATCAACCCGATGAGTGTGCTCGGGACCATCATCAAGTTTGGCAGCGATTGGAACATCCCGACGATGCTGTGCGGTGACGCGCGGAATGCGTCGCTGTTCGTCGAGCGGATCATGCTGCGCGAGTGGAAGAGGCTGCAGGAAAAGGCGAAGGCCGAAGTGAAGGAGAGCGCGTGATGGCGAAAGAGACGTGCGAGTGCTGCGGTGAACGTGCTGCCGATCGGATTGCGGGTAAAGAGGCATGGCCACCTGAGTACCAAGGCGCGCTGTACAGCGGCGAGTGTCTGTTCGATCACGGCTGCGCAGGCATAGAGGACCGCATCCTCGCCCGCCGCCGCGCCAATCCGGAGCAGCCGAGCGACACCATCCCAGCGCCGCCGTACTTCCTTGCTGAGCCGACGGGTCCGCGTGAATTCAAGCTAGCTCCACCGCCGCCACCCGCCGCGCCCGAGTGCCGCGAGTGCAGTCGACCCGAGCGCCCGATTGCCGCGACGCATGGCGAGCTGTGTGTGTACTGCGAGCACAAGCGGGACGACGGCATCTTCACCGATGGCGTCACTGAGCAGCGCAACGCCGACGCCCGCGTTCGCATGGCCGCCGCCGACCGCAAAGCCCAGCCGCGGCCCACGGCCGAGAGCCGCATGCTGGCGTTGCCTCACCCTTGGGAGTGCAGCGGGGAGGACGAGCCGTGAGCCCGTGCTCGCTGCCGACTTGCCGCGACTGCGGTGAGCTTCTGGCTGACAAAGCGACAGGCAATGGCCTGTGTCCCGATTGCGCCGAAGAGTCGGAATACCAGAAGATGTGGGACTCGACCGAAGACGATGAGGCGGACGACAACGAGTGAACGCCCCCATCGTCAACCGCGACCCGCTGCTCGCCGGGTACCGCGCGTGTCGCTTCTACGCGATGCGCCGCGCGTGCCTCGCGCTCGCGGAGCTGCTTCGCGCCACCGCGTACGACGGCGCCCAGATGCAAGAATTGCTGCTCGTATGGCTGAAGCTGTACGACGCCGCGATCGTCGTCGCGTACGGCCACGCGCTCGCCTGCTGCAATGACCCGCGCCGGGCGTATCGCGTGTTTTGCGAGCGCGCCGTGCAGGAGCAGCTGCGGGAAAACGTGCAGCGCATGGCGGTGGACATTGTCGGGGAGCCGCGGAACGAGCCGCGCGGGTCGACGTTCGAGGAGCGTGTGTTGGATGAAATTGAGTTTGCGAAAGTGAGGGTTGCGTGAACGCAGCGAAGAAGTGCCGACGTGAATTAGTGCGGATTGCCGGCTCACACAACAGGCGCGGGCAGGCATTGCGCTGCTGCATTGTCGCTGAGACTGAGGCTATGTACCTCGCGTACGCCGGGTTGATGAACATGCGCTTTTTCGGCGAGGATCCGGAAGCTGTCGCCACGGTAGATGTCCGTGTTCCGCGCAGCCTGCGTAGGTTCCTGCCGAATGGCCTTCGGGTGCTGGCATGACCGCTGACATGCGCACGCCGCGCGCCGCGCAACAGGTCGCAGATTGCCGCCCGCGCAAGGCGGCGCCGTGACCGCGCCGAAGCCCCGCGCCGAACTGCTCCGCCGCCGGCACGACGACGCGACCGAAAAACAGTGCCGCGTGTGCCGCAAATGGAAGCCACGCAAGACCGGATTCTACGCGCGCAGTTGCGCCCCCGATGGGCTGCAAACCATCTGCAAGGTCTGCGACAACGCACGCTCGAGCAAGCGCGCCGAGTACCCCGAGGGCGACCGGCCGAGCGCGTGCAAGCGGGGAAAATTCTGCAACGAGTGCGGCGGGCTCCCCCATCG